TTTAAAGTTTACATCTTCTATAGTCCTAAAAGTAGTTCCATTTGAAGAAGCATTGATTTGGGTTCCTTCATTGACAGTCAACGCGTATCTGAAATCTGGTTTGTTGTTCAGTGCTGGTACGGTTTGAAAGACATCTAAAATTACCTCAGCCGGAGAAGTTGTCTTTGGTTTATATCCAAATGATTGTGCGATAGAATAGACATTTCTCTTTTCCTCTGCATACGCCAACAATGATTCTCTAAATTGTGAATCAACATAATATGATAGAACATCACCTACGTAAGCCGCCATCTCAATAAACATCATACCAGGTGACGCTTCATTGAAATCATTATATGTATTTGGAAAATACTGTTTTGCAAATTCAATCAAATTATTTTTAAAATCATTGAAATCTTTATTAAGATAATTAACATCCTTTACTGTGTCTTTTTGTATACTCGTACGTGCCATGTATATTCCTAGGTATTATTAAGTTCTAAGTTTAAGGACTGGTCAGATGTTGGATCTAAAGTCGTCACAAATTTCACGATGACCAATACACTATTCTTATCCGGATTATCGGTGACCGAAATATCAATGATTTCAATGTATGGCAACCAAATACCTGTCGCTCGTCTTATTTCAAAATCAATCTTGGCTATCAAGTCGTCATCTATTGGTTCGAAACATAATTCTTTCAATCTACTACCAAACTCTGGATTTGATGGTCTTTCACGAAGACTAGTAAGTAACAAATTTTTCATGTTATGAACTGATTGTTCTAATGAAGTTTTTGTCATCTGAAAATTATTATTTACATCCGCTCGGAGTGGAAACGAAAGACCTACATAAGTTCTTGGGTCTAAATCTATTTCCCTAGCACTTCTTGGCATTAACCCAATCCTCCTTGTTTTTTCTTATCTAATGCTTTCATTAAAGCACTATAATCTTTTGTTAAAGCGTTGGTAACATGTTCTGGTACTTGGTCTACTGATTTACCAGCTTTTTTTATTGTATCTACAGCAACCATGTCACGTTTGACTTCTTCAGTCTGACCATAACCTAATAATTCCGTCATTCTAGAAGTATCAAAAGCACCACCACCCATTGTTGGATACTCATCGGTTTTTTTACTAAGACCGACAGTTTCGTTCAAAACATCGTTCAAAGATTTATTATTCGTATATTTAACGTTTGTTTTTTGTTTTGGAACTTGTTCGATAATATCTTTCAATTGTTTAGGTGAACTTTTTTGTTCTTCAATAAATATCTTACTGACCTCTTTTTTTATTTCTCTACGAACAACTTCTTGTATTATTTTAACTAAAGCCTTTTTAGTCATGATTACTCCTTTTATCTTTTAAAACTTTCTTTGTCTGGAAAAGTGGTTGGAACATTAGGTACATTCGGTATCTTTGGTGATAGATTAACTTTTGGTGCTTTAGGTATTTCAACGTCAGGCATTTGTACCATCACTTGTTTGTTCAAATATTTTTCCTTTTCGACAGTATCTATAATTTCAGGTAAATCTGTTCCCACAGCTTTTTTGATATCTTTGGCTGCTTGAACTAACGTTGCTGGATTCGACGCTTTTCCAATCGCAGAAAAAGTTTTACTCACAAATGACATGATGTTTTTCATCAATTCAGTCAATTTCATGGCATCAATTGTCGGTACAAATACAGCTCTTGGGTCACCCATCTTTATAGTTTGTCCTTTTCTAGAATGTATAAAAACTTCGTCCGCCTCCAAAATAAGTCTACTCCTACTATTAATAAGTATATCGTCTGACCTCATTAGTATACTATTTTTTTTAATTTCTTGTCCAACAAATCCTTGTCCCCTCAGGCCATCAGAGGTTAAATATATAGAAGAATTATCGTCATCAATATTTTCTTTTCTGAAAAAACCATTGGTCTCATCAATATGTGTTGATAATTTAAGACTAGGTTTATTTCCACTACCATCAAAATGTATCGTCTGTCCGAATCGTCCTTCAATCAATGAACATCCCTCACCAGCTTCTATTGGTTTAACTTTTTTTTGTTCAAAGGTATCACCAAACTTCATATCGGTTTTATAAGTACGAGAAGCACCTGGTATCGAATTTTGATTTACACGACCTTTCCTATTTACAATGTCTAAATAGAAAAAACCCGATTCATATTCGGCAACCCTCACATGTTCACCCCTTACAGGTACTTTTGTGAAATATGGATCGATTGGTCTGATTGGACCTGGACTACTTCCATCACTAAGAAAATTACCCTCTATAATAACTCTCTCTCCGGCATCATTCAAAAAAACATCCGTAACTTCTAAGGTTTCTATTTCGAAAAATTCTGTTTGGTTTCTTTTTATTTCTTGTTTAATGAACGCAGAAGTTTCCGATGGGGTTGACACCCTACTCAACGGAATCGATGTTGTGGTGTCATTTGGATGTATTTTAACGTGTTTACTCATAGGTTATTCGATTTGAGTCCTCAATTTTGTTATGTATTTTATCAGATTCAGTTTGTATATCTTTGATAGTATCCTCGATACCAGACAACAATTGGGTTTTTTCTTCCTCGGATAAACCAAACTCATCCTCGGCACCAGCTTTGGATTCGGCTGAAATAAGACGCTGTACGATTCCAGCCATTTTCACCAGCTGGTCATCATTTCTAACATTTATTTCAAGGTACTCTTTTATCATCGGTACTATCTGTACGGCAGTATCACCATCCTTGATAAACTGAACTAATTCTTTTGTAAGAATGTCTAGTTGTTTTCTATTATATTCTGTGTTTTTATATATATCTTCGAAAAGCGATGATAAAGATTTACCTTCAAATATTTCGTAATCTATACTCATGATTTACCTGTATATTTTTATCTAACAATAAATAGTCTATAACTAAAAAATAACAGTATATAAATATATATAGGAATTTATTATCGAAATATTCTATAGTTATATACGGAGGGTTTTTTAACCCTTTTTTTCTAACTAACGGGAGATAACCATGCAGGAAATAATAACAATGGTAAAGGGATATATAGATGACATTGTTCATCTGTTAGTTTCCTTTGTAGCCGTAGGTGCTGTTTCCGAAGTAATATTCGGAACCGGTATCTTTGGTGTCAATGTTATTGGTAACCTCACATCCATCATTAATAAGTTCGGCGAGTCGGGTTTCGCTGGACTTGTCGCCTTATTGGTGTTGGTGGGTTTATTTCGTAAGTAGGACACGGAATAGTTCTACACCTCCTACAATGTAGAACGCAAGAAAAAGGGGAACGAAAGTTCCCCTTTTTTTTGAGGCGTCGGTAGGACTCGCACCTACACAAATCGGATTTGCAATCCGATGCATTACTTTTCTGCCACGACGCCATTGTGGAGCTGACTGGACTTGAACCAGCGACCTCCTCCGTGCAAGGGAGGCGTTCTCCCAACTGAACTACAGCCCCATAGCGGCGACGGATGGGAATTGAACCCACCTGTAGTATTAACTACTACACAACGGTTTTGAAGACCGCGAGGAGCACCAGCTACCCTAACGTCGCCATGTTTTTATTTAAATCTATTAAATGTTCATCCTCATATGTTTTTAATATTCTTTTCACAAGTGGGTGTCTTACCGAGTCCTCTCTATCAAACTCCATATGGTTTACACCATCAACATCTTTTAGTCTAAACCACGCATCATAGAATCCACTCTTCTCATAGTTGGTGACACCATTGGTTTTGTATTTATCACATTGACTCATGTCACCTTGTATAATCATCTTACAGTTATCTGATATTCTTGTCATTAAGGTCTTAATCTGCATCGGTGATACGTTCTGTGCCTCATCAAGTATAACGTAACAATTTTCTAAGTTGACTCCACGTAAAAAGTTTAGTACGCTAATCTCAACTTTATTATCAGCTAATAGTTTTGTGGCTTTGTCCTTACCAATAATCTTATCTAAGATAGTAAAAGTTGATTCGTTGTATTGTTGTATCTTTTTATCCAACTCACCAGGTAGGTAACCTAACTTATCTTCGTTACCAACATCAACGGTTGGGTTTATTATGATTAACTTATCATAGCCCGTCCCACGACGTA